ATAACACAACTCATCGTATGATGATCAAGGGAGCACAGTTACCAGCATCAAACATACAGGAAGTTATCGTACCTTTCAGAGGTAGACAACTCAAAGTAGCAGGTGACAGAAGATTCGACCCATGGACAATCACAGTCATCAACGACGGTGATTTCAAACTTAGAGAAGCATTTGAAAGATGGGCAAACTTTATCATCAAAGTATCTGATGGTTCAGGTACTATCAACCCAACTGATTACTTCGCAGACTGGGTAGTCAACCAGTTAGGTCGTGCATCCACAGATCTAAACACTCGTGGAGATCAAAGTGGTGCTACACTACCAGTCCTACGTAGATACAAGATGCATGGTTGTTGGCCATCACTTGTAAGTCCTATAGAATTGTCTTATGACACTGCAGATACAGTAGAAGAGTTCCAAGTCACCCTCCAAGTCCAGTGGTGGGAAGCATATGATGGCGGAAATTCAGATTCTGTAGTATAATAGATAGAATACAAGTAGGAATATTATGGCAAAACTGTTTGGATTCTCTATTGAGGATCCTAATGAGAAGAAGAAAAAAGGTGTAATCAGTCCAGTTCCTCCAAATAACGAGGACGGGGCTGATTATTTTCTAACGTCTGGTTTTTATGGCCAGTATGTTGACATCGAAGGTGTATTCAGAACAGAATTTGACGTAATAAAAAGGTATCGTGACATGGCATTGCACCCAGAGTGTGATACTGCCATCGAACATGTAGTAAATGAAGCGATTGTATCGGATAGTAATGATAGTCCTGTCGAAATAAACTTAGATAATCTAAATGTAAGCGATAATCTCAAGAAAGTAATAAGAGATGAGTTCAAAGGAGTAAAAGACCTACTACAATTTGACAAAAAAGCACACGAAATATTCAGAAATTGGTACACAGACGGAAGATTATACTATCACAAGGTCATAGACGTACAAAAACCTGATGAAGGTATACAAGAAGTAAGATATATTGACGCTCTCAAGTTGAAATTGATGAGAGTTCAACCAAAAAATGAAAGAGGTGTAAAAGGAGCAGAAGGAATACCTGTTTTACCATACTCAGGTGAGCAAACTATAAGAAAAGATACTAAGATACAAGAATTTTACACATACTATCCTCAAGGTATGGCACAGAGGTATGGTTCTGTGGCAGGTAAAGGTATCAAGATTGCAAAAGATGCGATTACATACGTTCACTCAGGTCTTGTAGATAGAAATAAGAAGATTACACTGTCATATCTACACAAAGCAATCAAAGGACTCAATCAGTTACGTATGATCGAGGACTCTCTTGTTATATACAGACTCTCAAGAGCACCAGAACGTAGAATATTCTATATTGACGTGGGTAACTTACCTAAAGTCAAGGCAGAACAGTACCTACGTGACGTTATGAGTCGCTATCGTAACAAATTAGTGTATGATGCGAACACAGGTGAGATAAAAGATGATAAGAAGTTCATGTCTATGCTTGAGGACTTCTGGTTACCACGTAGAGAGGGTGGTAGAGGCACAGAAATCTCTACATTACCTGGTGGACAGAACTTAGGTGAACTTACTGACATAGAATACTTCCAAAAGAAACTATATCGTGCATTGAACGTGCCTGAGTCACGCATTGGTGCTGATAGTGGATTCAATCTAGGTAGATCATCAGAAATCTTGCGTGATGAACTTATGTTCAGCAAGTTTGTAGGTAGATTGAGAAAAAGATTTAGTGGTTTGTTCGTTGACCTACTCAGAACTCAGATGATATTGAAAAATATCAGCACACCTGAGGACTTTGACAAGATGGCAGAGCATATTCAGTTTGATTACAAGTACGATAACCATTTTGCAGAACTCAAAGACCATGAACTGATGACTGAGCGTCTCAATATCATGGTTGCTATCGAACCATACATCGGAACATACTATTCAAGAGATTATGTCAAGCGTAAGATCTTACGTCAGACAGATGAAGAGATAGAAGAGATGGCACAGGAGATGGAAGAGGAGAATGAAGCAGGTATTGGTGTACCTCTTGAAACTCAAAATCAAATGATGCAAGGGTCAATAGATGCAGAGGTAGAAAGGCAAGGTCAACTAGGTAAGACACCAAAAGAACCAGGTTTAGATAACAAGAAGAATGGCGGACGCACAGAACCACCAGATCTAGACATCAAGAAAGCAAAAATATGAAGATCTACTTTGATGGATGCTCTTACACAAGAGGATCTCCAAGGTGGGGAGTTGATAATTGGAAACAAAGAAGATGGACTAAACTCCTGTCTGACAAATTAGGTGGAGAAGAATATAACTATTCAATAAGTGGTGGATCTAATCCACGTATACTTAGAAATTTGACCACAGTGCATGACATAAAAGAGTATGATCTTGCTGTCATATTGATGTCACGTCCAACAAGGACTGAGTATTATAAGAATGGTAAATTTATACATGTTGTGCCCTCACAAAAATTCAAACACCCGTCTGGTGGAGTTGATTCAGAAGATGATGCATGGTTTTGGCATAACTATTATAGAAAAATATATCATGATGAATTTGGTGCAGCGTATGAGGAGATGATACAAAAATCTATCAAGGCGATATGTGAAGTAAATAAAGTCCCTCTCGTGCTCATGAGTAACTACGAAAAAACTGAATTATCTTTTGATTTGATGGTTCATTGTAAGATATATGGGCGTACATCACCAACAGATAAACATCCTGGTTTAGATGCTCAACCTAAAATTGCTAACGATATTTACAACTTTATAAATATAACTAGCGTTTTATAATATAGGAATGGATTCTGCTGAATTTATTGATATGGTAGCGAATGATGCTCCCCCTTCGGAAGTTTCTGACGCATTGAAACAAATGATGTTTGCAAAGTCTGCTGAGTTCGTGGATGCTGCTGCACCTGAGGTTGCTAAAACTTTGTTTGGCGAACCTGAGGAAGGCGATCCCTTACCAGAGGTAGGTGATGGTATTGAACCAGAAGCAAACGCTGAAACTGAACAAGAACCTGAACAGGAAACAGAAGTAAATGACGTGCCAACCACTTAAATTAGTATCAGATATTGGAGAACTTGGCAGTGCCAACGCCACGTCTGCTGTTACATCAGCACAAACCGTAAAGACGGGGTTATTATACGTTGTCTGTTCGGATGCTAGGGCAGCAGGTAACATCGCAGTTTGCAATACAGCAAACCAAGCAGGTGTTGGATCATTCCATGTAGCGAAAGGAAAAGATTTTCTATATCGTTATGGACATCCAGCAAATGCACCAGTATCTGCGATAAGCAAAGCGAATGGAGCAGTTCTGACTATTGATCATACAGATACAAAGATACAGGTAGGAGACTACGTGACTCTCTCTGGATCTGCAGTCAATACTTACAACTCTACTATCGCACACGTTGAGGTAACTGCTAAGTCAGATCCTCAAAGAACAAACGACTATAAGACAACACTTACAGTTGATGCAAACACCTCATCACTAGCAGACTTTACAGGAACAGCAGTTCTATCAAAGTCAGTGATTTTCAGACTCGCACCTGAGACAGCATCAGGTAGCACTTTACGTTTACACGAGGTAGGAGTAGGATGAAATTAATTTCAGAAGAAATCGAATCAGTAGATATTCTTACCGAGGAGAAAGACGGGAAGAAAACTCTTTACATTCAAGGTCCATTTTTACAGGCAGAGATAGTCAATCGCAACAAACGTTGCTACCCTCTCTCTACTATGATGAATGAGGTAAAGAGATACAATGAAGCGTTCGTATCTAAAGGACGTGCACTAGGAGAACTAGGGCATCCAGACGGACCTCAAATAAACCTTGATCGTGTATCACACAAAATCGTATCTCTCACTCAAGAGGGAAATAATTTTGTGGGTAAGGCACAGATACTAGGCACACCAATGGGTAAGATAGCAGAGTCTCTTTTAGATTCTGGTGTAAAACTCGGTGTATCATCAAGAGGTATGGGATCTATCGTAAACAAAGAAGGTGTTTCTTATGTTGGCGAAGACTTCATGCTTGCTACCGCAGCAGACATCGTTGCTGACCCATCAGCACCTGACGCATTCGTAGATGGTGTAATGGAAGGCAAGGAATGGGTATGGGAAGGTAGCGTTTTGCGTGAAAGAAATGTATCAAATATAGCAAAGAGTATAAATACTTTGGTAGATTCAAAGAAACTAGAGGAGCACAAGCTTGCTTTGTTCCAAAATTTCTTGAACAATCTATAAAATGTCTAAATAATAACATAAATTCTTAGGAAAAAAAGGACTGGCAAATGACCGCTAAAACTAACAGCGACCTACATGAGATGGAGAACCAGGTTACCAAAGGAGCGAAAGCTGCGGAACCTATGCCAAAAACTCCAAATTATGTACCCGACGCAGGGGGAACAGGAGTAGAAGACCTAGGAGGTCCTACACCCCAAAACGCAAAACCAACAGACGACAGCAACAAGTTGAAGACACCTTCAGCAAAGTTTGCTCAACAAGGTGACCCTCAAAC